CAGTCTCGTATAAGATGAATATCCTATACTTCTTAGATGAGATTGTTGAGAGTGACTCCCAGTGCAGAGATGGCTCTGCGAGAGTTACTAAGCTAGAATCTTTGTTGGCCAAACCGATTGTAAAATCGTATATGGTTCAACTAGATCTTGATCTAACTTTAAAGTTGTCCGGAAGTGGACGTGTGGGTCGGCTTAATCGAGATGTCATAGCGACAGCGAAATTTTGCCGTTCAATTATAGAAGTTTTATTGCATCATTTGGACTTGTCTGGGATTCCAGATAAGAACTTTCTTGATATGATAAATAGAGTACATAGTTGGCATAAACACTCAAAGACAGCTTTTGTGAAGTTTGCTAAATATGCAACAGCTTGGCCTATGGCTAAATTTTTGCATAATGAGCTACCTGAAAAGCCAATTGGCTTTAACTGTAATCCTTTAATATTTTCTGGGCATATGTACCAGTTATTAAAAACTCGTTTAACCGGTGGAGGACACTTGTCTTCCTCTGGGTTTCATATTGGTGTAAATATAAAGAATTTATCACTTTGGCAGTCATATTTACAAGGTGTAAAAAGAGGCTGTGCTCCTGTTTCCAACGAATATATAGATGAGGCTTACTCTAAGCATTCAAACATTATCGGTAAAGAACCCCGTGAGCAATTTTCAAAGTATAATTTTGATAAGTTCGATTTTCAACTATTGTTTTCTTCTTATGTTTATAGATTTTTGAAGCGTTTTAAATGTCCTACTCCTCAACTTTTAGAGGCAACGACATCTTCTGCTTTACAGATCAAACGACATGAGGGGGGAGCAAGAGAGTATATTCGTAGTGTTATAAAATATGGTTTGGATTCCACATTAGAAAATAATTTAACTTATATTAAGTCACAAAAGACTATAGATAATGATGAATTACTTCAAATGTATGATTCAATTAATGATATTGGTTCTCTTTATGGTGTTACAAAACCATCCTTAAAATCTGTTATATCGATTGCTAAAAATGAACAAACTGATGTTCAAGTGATTGCTATTTCTGAACCCCTAAAGGTTCGCATGATAACTAAGGGAGCCCCATTTCGTTACTGGATTTCTAGATTTTTTCAAAAGTCTATGTGGGATTATCTTCAAAACTTTCCTTGTTTCAGATTAACTGGTAGAAATTAGAGACTTATATGCTCAATGACATTGTTCATAACGCAAATAAAATAGGTTTTAAATTTGATTCTTTTGTTTCAGGTGATTATTCAGCTGCGACGGATAATTTAGATATAAATTATACCAAAATCTGTTTCGAGGCTTTTCTTTCAAAAACGAATTACTCTCAAGATTTATCTGATATTCTTAGATCAGTTTTGTATGAACAAAAGCTATGTTACCCCGATGGGTCAGTTATCCAACAACTAAACGGGCAATTGATGGGTTCGACTTTGTCGTTTCCTATTTTATGCTTGGTTAATATGGTTTGTTATCATCTTTCACTAGAAGAATTTCTTCAAAAGAAAGTTGATTTAATGGATTTACCTGTGCTTGTCAATGGGGATGATATTTTATTTCCTTCATGTGAAGGTTTATACAAGATCTGGTTAAAGAAAATCACCAATGTGGGATTTCTTCTTTCACTTGGTAAGAATTATATTCATCCTAATGTTTTAACTGTTAACTCCGAATGTTATACTTATGATTATAAGAACAATACTTTTCGGAAGATTCAATTTCTTAATTGTGGTTTATTGACTGGACAATCTAAGAAAGGAGGTAGTGTTTCTGACCGAACATTGCAGCCGATCTATTCTATCTATAATGAATTGATAGAAAAGTCTCCTAACCCTTTGAGAAGTCATAAAAGATTTTTACATTATTATAAGGATGCTATAAAACTTCAATCTTGCGACGGAAAACATACTTATAATCTTTTTATTGATCAAAATTTGGGTGGTTTGGGTTTTAAAAATCCTGCCATTGAGGACAAAATTAATTTTACAAATTTTCAGCGAAAGTTAGCTGCGAAATGTGAGATAGATTTAAAGCAAAATATTGCTTCTCGTAACCTCAAATTTAATCGATGGAAGGTAGTTCGTCAAATAGATATTCCTACCAAGTTAGTTAAGAAATTTACTCAGAATATATCTTTAAAATTAAAGACACAACCGAGAAATATAAAAGATAAGGATTATGTGAATAGTACTATTGATCCAGGACACCTTGCATTGTCAAGGTTTGGTGATTCAGATAAATTAGATGAATCTCAAATTAAAATTGTTCTTCCTAAGATCGATATTCGAAAATTCTCAGGTATTAATACTAAAATTGTTGGTATTAAGAGCAGATCAAGATTACTTAATTGGCCATTTGAACTTGTTATCACTGATAACAAACAAACAGAGTTCTATGATATATCATTATAGGCTCTGTATTTTAAGTTAGTCACAAATGGCAAAATCTAATAAACAAAAACTCTCTAAAGGTGGTATGAATGGACAACAGAAATCTGATAAAGTTGAGATTTCAGCCAATTCAATTTCAATAAATAATAAAACTGGGGCACGGCGACCTATGACAAAAACTTCACGTGATTCTACTGTGTTAACACATACGGAAACATATGGAGTGAATATTCTCGGAACTGCAAATTTTTCAAATTTCGCAACCTTTGCTTTACAACCTGGCATAACTACTTATAATAAGGGTTCTCCTTTAGGACAGTGGTTACCGCAAATTGCTGGTAACTTTGACAATTATGAAATAATTAGTTTAAAATTCACTTATCGTTCTGCTTGCTCTACTTTAGAGCCGGGCTTAGTTATATTTGGATTTGAACCTAATCCAGAAGGCACACTTCCCACTTCTTATCAAGAATTGAGAAATATGTATTCTGTTGACGGTTCGGTACATGCGAATTTAACATTTGATGTATCTAAATTAGTTAGAAAGTCTTTACTTATCCGAAAGAGAGCTGTAATAAATTTACCTTCCTACGATGCAGGTAAGGTTTATGTTGCCACTATAGGCTGTACTGACGCTGCAAAATTAGGGTTTGTTGATGTTTCTTATTCTATAAGATTATTTAATCCTCAAGCTCAAAATTCTTCAACTGATATAGTTCCCTATACTTTCCAATCCCCTTTTCCAGTCCAACGTATCGTCGTTAATAGTGTACCATCTTCTTCTACAATTAATGCAGCAACTGATGCATGTAGTACGACAAGTTTACTCCTTTCGCAGACTCTGTCTTCGTCTGGGGCTCCGCTTGCTTCTATAGTTAATGTTGCTATACCTGCCTTAAATTTAAATTTCGGTGGTATGAAGTTTGTTGATTCAGCGACTAATCGCTATCATCTCCAATGTGCATACACTGGTAGATATCGTATTAATTACACTTTTAACGTCGATTTTCAAGATCTTAAATTATTTTCATCTGCTGTCTTTACCCGACTTCCGGGTTCAGCTTGGACAATAGCCCAAGAGCAGGTGGTTCTTGTTACTGATGGTTCATCTCCAACATACATTAGTACTTTGCCAATTGGGCATCGTGGATTTACAGGCACTGCTGCCTTAGATCCAGATCCGGCTACGGATCTACCAATGTGTGGTTGTATTGAATTTTCAATGGCAGCAACTAGTTATTTTACTATTGCCGTCGGTGTTCAAGAATATAATTCGGTTTCCACAACTACCGCGAATGTTAAGTTCGTTTCTGGTCGTGGTTATCCATTAACTATTGATCTAGTATACTTAGGACCTTTACAACCATCATAAATATTTATATATTAATTTTTGAAATTGTTTGTACCTTCTTTTCCCATGTAGACAATTGTCGGATGGGTATGAAACATAATTACATCAGGTACCTGAAGGGGGTAGAGTGACCAACTCCGAACACCTTCCTCGATGTTCTAATATTAG